CTGGCGGTCGCCATCGACCAGTACCGCAAGGGCGCGGGCGGCATGGCCCTGGCCTGGTTGGGCTACAGCCTCGCAAACGTCGGCCTCGCGATGGCTGCGAAATAGCCTCGAAACAGGCTCGGCACTCACTGCCGGCTGGCGGCTGGCTGACGGGTAAAATTGGGGGTAGACCCCCACTTTCCTCGGAGGCAGCTTATGGACTGCGACTTCGATGCCTTCGAGGACGACGACGAGGCCATTGGTCTGATGGAGTTTGCCTAGCGTCGGAGCGGTGTACGTTGGTACACTAAACGTAGCGGCATCCGCTACGAGGACTCCGATGGCAGCCAACGACGACGTGCTCGACGCGATCGCGGCCAACCTGGCCCAGCCGAAGCGCGCTCGCACCGACGCCGGTGAAGTCGAGCAGCACGAACTGGACAAGCAGGTTGCCGCCGCGGAGTTCGTGATGAAGGCCCGCGTTCAAAGCACGGGCGGGTCGCCGTTTTCCGCACTGCGGTTCGCGCGGATCGAATCTCCGGGGGCCAACGGCTAATGCCGATCTCCGACTACCTCCCGTTCTCCGCGGGCCGCAAGTTGCGGCGGCAGGTTGCCACCCAGCAGGCGGCGATCAACCAACTCGTGCGTGCCCGGTACGACGCCGCGCAGACCACGCCGCTCAACGAGCGGCATTGGAGCATGGCCGACTACTACTCCGCCGACGCCGCGCTGCAACCGGAAGTGCGGCGGAAAATGCGGGCGAGGGCGCGATACGAAATCGCGAACAACTCCTACGCGGCCGGCATGGCCTCGACGTGGGCCCACGACCTCGTCGGCACCGGCCCGTCGCTGCGGCTCGACCTTGGACCTGACGCGGACGCTGACGCAACTCGCTCCGTCGAGCATGCGATCGCCGATTGGTTCGAGGCGATCGACCTGGCGCGCAAGTTGCGGCTTGCCAAGATCGCCAAGTTGGGCGACGGCGAATCATTCGGCGTGCACGTCAACAACAAGAGGCTGGAGGGCGTGCAGCTCGACCTCAAGCTGGTCGAGGCCGATCATTGCATCAGTCCGTTCGGCGTCCCGCCGGAGAACGACGTGGACGGCGTGCGGTTCGACGAGAACGGCAACCCGACCCAATACTGGATCTCGAAGCGGCACCCTGGCGGCCTGTTCCCGGGCTGGTTCCTCGATGGCGAGTGGATCGGCTCCGACAAATGCCTGCACTGGTTCCACCAGGTTCGCCCCGGCCAGCATCGGGGCGTGCCGGAGTTTGCACCGGCCCTTGAGCTGTTCGCCCTTCTGCGGCGGTACACGCTGGCGACCGTGACGGCCGCCGAGACGGCTGCCGACTTCGCGGCGATCCTCAAGACGACCATGCCGGCCGAGGGCGGCGCGGCCGCGAAGCTGGAGCTGTTCGAGACGATGCCAATCACCCGCGGCATGGCCGTGGCGGCGCCGGACGGCTGGGAGCCGTACCAGATGAAGGCCGAGCATCCCACGAGCACCTACGACGGGTTCGTGCGGCGACTGCTCAACGAGATTGCCCGGGCCGTTGACATGCCCTACATCGTGGCCGCGATGGATTCCTCATCGGCCAACTACAGTTCGATGCGCGGCGATTACCTCGTATATCGCAAGCGAATCGCGGTCGAGCGTGCAGACCTGGAGCGGGTGTGGCTGGACCCGCTGCTCCGGGCTTGGCACGAAGAGGCCGCGATGATGCCCGGCGTGGTGCCGGACGGCCTGCCGCCGTTCGCCGAATGGAATTGGGCCTGGGGCTGGGACGGCTTCGAGCACGTCGATCCGCTCAAAGAGGCCAACGCCGACGCGGCTATGGTGAATCAAAACATGGCGAGCCTCGCGGAAGTCTGCGCCAAGCGCGGCCGCGATTGGCGAATGGTTCTCCGGCAGCGGGCCGCCGAGAAGGCACTGGAGCAAGAGCTTGGCCTTGAGGCCGCCCAGCCGGCCGCCCGCGGCCGGCGTCAGGAGCAACCCGCATGAACCGCCTGGAGTTGTCCGCACAATTCTCCGTTCAGGCGGCCGAGGGGCAGGCCGCGCCCACCTTCGAGCTCGTGGCCTACACCGGTGCCGCCATCCGGCAGGGGTGGAGCCGCAATCCGTTGGTCGTTGACCTGGCTGGGATGAACACGGCCAAGGCATCCATCCCGATCCTGTGGTCGCATGATCGCACGCTGGACGGTGTGATCGGCCGGTCCACCGAAATACTCAACAGCGGCGAAATGCTGGTCATCCGCGGCGAGCTGCTCACGAGCGGGCTGGTGGCGGAGCGGGTGATCGCTTTGGCGAAGGCGGGCATCCCGCTCCAGGCATCAATCGGCGCAGATGCGGGCGCTATCGAAAACATCAGTGCCGGCGGGGCCGTGACCGTCAACGGTCGTGAGTTCGCCGGCCCGGTCAGTGTCGTCCGGGGATCGGATCTCCGGGAAACCAGTGTCGTGTTGTTCGGTGCGGACGCTTCCACGTCCGCGGCTATCGCCGCCGAGGCGAGTGAGGTTTCCAATATGAGCGAGCAGCTCAACGAGAAGCCCGTCGAGGCCGCCGTGCCGCAGACGGAAGCCCCGGCGATCGTCGCCGCGGAGCCGAAGGTCGAGTCCGTCGTTGCCGCCAAGGGCGGTGACGGTGCGAGCCTCATCGACGTGGACAGCCTCGCCGCGAAGGTGGTGGAGCGGATCAAGGCGGACAATCTCGCCGCGGTCCGTGCCTCCCGCCCGTCGGCGCCGGCCGTGCACGTCGTGGAGAGGGGGCCGGAATCGCCCGGTGTGGTCCAGGCCGCCCTGTGCCTCGCCGGCGGCCTCGCCAACGTCGAGAAGGCTTTCGACAGCCGGACGCTCGAGGCCGCCCACCAGCGGTCGCGGACGATCGGCCTGCAGGAAGTTCTGATCGAGGCGGCTCGCGCGAACGGCGTCCAGTGCGGCGGGAAGGTGCGTGAGGGCAATATTCGCGAAATCCTCGCGGGAGCGTTCGCCACCCACTCCATCTCCAACGTGCTGGCGGCCACCTACGGGAAGTTTCTTCTCCAGGGCTACACCGCGGTCGAGTCCACCTACGAGCAGATCGCCTCGATCCGGAGCGTCAGCGACTACAAGAGCGTGACGGGCGTCCGGCTCAACGGCGGATTCGAGTTCGAGCAGGTGGCCGGCAACGGCGAGCTCAAGAGCGCCGATGCGAGCGACGAGACGCGGACGATCAAGGCCGACCTGTACGGCCGGATCTCGTCCATCACGATGGTGGACATCGTGAACGACGATCTCGGGGCTCTCACGGCGGTCCCGGCTCGGCTCGGTCGTGGGGCGGCGACCAGGCTCAACAAGGTCTTCTGGGCCGCGTTCGAGTCGAACAACAGCTCGTTCTACCAGGCGGCATCGGCCGCCGGGGGCAACGCGCTGGCGATCGGGTCGCTCAAGACCGCGGCCGCAGCCTACCGGAAGATCAACGATCCGGACGGCAACCCGCTGGGGATCGCTCCGTCGATCCTGCTGGTGCCGCCGGAACTGGAGATCACGGCTGCGGAGCTGATGGGCGGCTCGCTGCTCATCACCGGCGAGAGCAGCACGCGGACGAACGTCAACGTGCTCGCCGGCCGCTACCGGGTGGTCAGCTCGTCCTACCTGACCAGCGCTACGACGTGGTGGCTTGCCGCCAACCCCGCCGAGCTGCCTGCGATGGAAGTGGCGTTCCTCAACGGGGTCCGGACGCCGACGGTGGAGCAGGCCGAGGCCGACTTCAACGTGCTGGGAATCCAGGTCCGCGGTCACTTCTCCTTCGGCGTGGCGAAGGCCGAGGGCCGTGCCTGCTACCGGATGGCGACTGCCTGAGTGTGATTTCGACGTGCCCGGGGGCCGGCAATCGCCGGCCCCCGGGGTTCAATTTTCCAGATTCCAGAACGAAAGGGTTTCAACGTGGCTTCTATTCGTGCGAATGGCGACAAGCTCGACTACACGCCCAGTTCGGCCGTGGCAGCGGGCGACGTGGTGGTTCTCGGTTCTCTGGTGACGGTCGCCGATCGGGCGATCGCCGCCAACGAGCTCGGCGCCGTCGTGGTCAAGGGTGTTGGCAATTTCCCCAAGCCCACCGGCGCAGGCACCGCCTACGCCCAAGGGAGCAAGGTCTACTGGTTCGGCAACCAGATGGTGACCGGTGTCACGGGCACGGCGGCCGGCTACGTCGCCAAGGCCCCGGCCACCGGCGATACCACGGTGGACGTGCTCCTGGTTCCTGGTGCCTGAGGATGAGCAAGGGTTGCCCGGGGGCAGGCTGCGGCCGCCCCCGGGCCCCTAGTGGTGAACCATGCAAGACCTTATCGGCAAGGGTGCGGATTACTTCGAGGCGCAGCGGCGGCTCCATATGGCCGTGATGGTGCAGTACCGCCGGAGCGGCACGATGTTCGACAAGGCCGTGCCGGCGACAACCGGATCGTCGAAGTGGCAGTCCCAGGACGCGAGCGGCCAGATCATTCGGACGGAGACGCGGGACTTTTATGTGGCCGCGGCCGACATTCAAGACCCACCCGTGCTCGGCGACAGGATCAAGGAGACGATCGACGGCGTCCAGCGGACCTACGAGGTATTTGTGCCGGGCGGCGGAAACGCACCCTGGAGCTGGGCTGACAGGCAGCAGCGGACGAGACGGATCCACACGCAAATGGTCGAGAGCGACTGATGCCATTCTTCCTCATCTCATCGCCGTCATCTGGCAATGCCACGCAGCTCCAGGGTCGCGCCGTGAGCGCGACGGCTCCGGCTACGGGGTCGGTCCTGACCTACTCGGGATCCGCCTGGCTGGCCTCGCAGGGAGTGACGGGGGCGACCGGTCCGGCGGGCGTTGACGGCGCGACGACCTACAACGGGTCCGGCGCTCCATCGAACGGAATCGGCAAGAGCGGCGATTTCTACATTGATACGGTCAGCTCCGTGCTCTACGGACCAAAGGCGTCCGGCTCGTGGGGGGCCGGAACGTCGATTGCTGGCGGGCCGGCCGGCCCGACGGGCCCCGCGGGGGCTGCCTCCACGATCACGGGGCCCACGGGCGCAGCGTCTACAGTGACGGGCCCTACCGGCGTGCAAGGCAACGCCGGCCCGACGGGCAGCACGGGCGCAGCGGGTGCAGCGTCCACGGTGACGGGCCCAACGGGCGCGCAAGGCAACTCGATCACGGGGCCGACAGGGGCGCAGGGAAGCGTCGGACCTACCGGGCCATCAGCCGGTCCGACGGGCAGCGTTGGAGCCACGGGCCCAACGGGCGCGCAAGGCAACGCCGGCCCGACGGGCAGCACGGGAGCAGCGGGCTCGGCATCGACTGTGACGGGCCCTACCGGCGCGCCTGGCGACTCGATCACGGGGCCGACAGGGGCGCAGGGAAGCGTCGGACCTACCGGGCCATCAGCCGGTCCGACGGGCAGCGTTGGCCCCACGGGCCCAGCTGGGGCAGCGGGCTCTGGCATCGGACTGATTCTCGCACTTTCTTAGGTGATCCATGGCAAACCCAAACATCGCAACCGCCACCAGCGTTGTCGCAAACAACGCTCAAGTTTCGCTCACCGGAGCAACGGCAACGCAGTTGATTACCAACGCTGCGTCGAGCGGCAAGGTCTTTCTCATCGACTCAATCATCGTCGCGAACGTCGACTCCACGAACGCCTGCGACGTGACCGTTACGCGGTTCCAGAGTGCCACGAACACAGGCACGGCGTTTCCGATCGCATCGACGATCACGGTTCCAGCCGACGCAAGCATCATCATCGTAGGCAAGGACAACCCGATCAATCTGACGGAGAACGAGTCGATCTACGTCACGGCGAGCGCGGCGAATGACCTCGTTGTCGATGCGAATTGGAAGGAGCTGTCTTGATGCCGGCGATCGATGCCGACTGCTGGCGCGACTCCAGCGGCGTTGCGACACTGTCGCTGCCGTTCCGGGTCACTTTGCCAGACGGCACGACACGCACCGACCCGACTCAGTGGTCGCTCGACCAGGCGGTGCTCGCGGCGACCGGCTGGACGCGGTCCACGCTGACCCAGGCCGACCTCGATCTGCTCTGCCCGCCGCCGCCGGCTCCGTCGTGGTTGTCGGCTGGCTACGAGACGAGCGACGGCTGGCGGCTCGGCTGGAAGGCCGACGATGTCGCCCTGCTGACTGGGCTCTATGTTCTGGCCGCGCGGGCGAATCAGTTGGGCGTGACGCAGGCTTGCGTCGTGGCCGACATGGCGGGCGAGCGGCACACGCTCGCGTTCGCGGAGTTTGAGTCTTTGATGCTCGCGTATGGCGCGGCTCGTGCGGCGGCGAGTGCAGGAGGTGACGCGTGAGGCAGCCAGGCGGATACATCGGATTCAATCGCGTGCCGGCGGCCTCGGGGCTCAATTCTGCGGCGAGCGGCATCTGGACGCTGCGCGAGGCCGAGGCGATGCGGCGGGCGGGGGCTTGGCCGAGATCCGCTGCCGTTCCAGAGACGATTTCCGGTTTGCAGCTCTGGCTGGACGCAGCCGCCCCGGAAACGCTGTTTGACGCCACCAGCGGCGGCTCGCTCGTCGGGGCGGATGGCGGCGTGGCGCGGTGGGAAGACAAATCCAGCAACGCACGGCACGCAACGCAGGCTACGAGCGGTGACAGGCCGTTACGAAAGACGGCAGTGCAGGGCGGGCGGGATGTGCTGCGGTTTGATGGGAGCAGTGACCGACTGTCGATTTCGGACAGCAGAGACTATTTCTCGTTCCTTCACAGAAGCGATGCCACCGTCTTCGTGGTTTTCCTCGTAGCAGGCACAAATCCGAATAACGCACAATCGGTATTAGACAACTGTGACGCAACATCACAGATGGGGTTTAATTTTGGCTACGACGATAGATCCTCGCGGCCAGTAAACGATCGGGCATATGCTTATGCGGGAACAGTTGGCAACTACGCTTACGGTATCGAAACAGAAAACAACAAGCTTCCGCCCGGAACTTTCAAAGTAGTAACTGCACGAGTGCAAGCAGCAAGCGGAACGGCGTCTCAACGCGCAAGAATCTACATCAACGGAACTATTGACGCGAGCATAAATAGCCTGGGCGGCTCACCAACAGCAATCGCCGCGTCGAGCCTGCACATTGGCTGCTCAATCAATTCAATTACTTCTGCGGCTAGCAGTTTTTTCAACGGCGACATCGCTGAGATCATTATGTACGATTCCGCCCTCTCCGACGAAAACAGAGCGCTGGTGGAAAGCTATGCGATGACCAAGTGGGGCATCACATGACCCTCTGCTACGCCCTCACCGACGACGACACGATCTGCCTCTTCTGCCAGATCCTCCAGACTCTCTGCCTCTGCTACCTCGTCTGGCGGTCGCCATGAGACACACCATCGAACTCCTGCTCTGCGGCACGATCGGCGCGTACTGCGTCTCGCGGTGCTACTCCGTATTTCCGCTGGCGATTGCAGAGGCTTACGCCCTGGTCGCGGCGTATCTGGAGCGGGTGCGTGAACTGGAGACGTTGTTGGAGGAAGCAGACTAGCCATGCCATTCTTTTTGATCTCCTCGCCGTCGTCTGGCAACGCCACGCAGCTCCAGGGTCGCGCCGTGAGCGCGACCGCCCCGGCAACCGGCTCGCTCCTGACGTGGGGCGGCACCTCATGGCTGCCTGGCACGGGCCAGACCGGAGCCACCGGGCCGCGGGGGCTTGATGGGGCGAAGTTCTGGAGCGGCACGACCGGCCCGCTGTCTGGTTTCGGCAACAGCGGCGACTTCTTCCTCGACACGAATGCCGGCCGCCTCTACGGCCCGAAGGATTCCGGTGTGTGGGGCGGAGGCGTGCTCCTCGTTGCCGGCCAGCAGGGTGCCACTGGTGCCACCGGTGCGGCCGGCAGTAACGGCAGCAACGGCAGCACGGGCGCCACCGGATCGACCGGCGTGACGGGCAGCACGGGGCCCTCCGGAGCTCGCGGCGCAACGCTGCTCGCCGGATCCGGGGCTCCGTTGAACGCATATGGCCTCGATGGCGATTGGTACATCGACACCCTCGGGGCCGACTTCTACGGTCCGAAGGCCGGCGGATCCTGGGGAGCGGCGACCATCGACCTGCTGGCGACCACCGGACCGACGGGCGCCGCGTCCACAATCACCGGCCCCACGGGCCCGTCCGGCCCTATCGGGGCCACGGGCGTGCTGCCAACAAACGCTAACTCGGCCTTGAATCTGTACCTCTGGAGCAACTTCCGATAATGGCTACTTCTCCCTCATTTGCCGTCACTCCTCGCATCGGCGCGGCCAACGTCGCCACCGCCAATACCAACCGCGACGGCACCGGGACCGTTGCCACCGTTATCACGGGAGCGGCGACCGGCACCCGTGTGGCTGAAATCGTGGTCCAGGCTCGCGTCACGACGACCGCAGGCATGGTCCGGCTCTTCTTGTTCGACGGAACAACGTACCGCTTCTTCGACGAAATCGCGATTGCTGCCGCCACCGTCTCTGCGAGCGTCAAAGGCACTCGCGTCAGCGCGTCATACAACAACCTCATCCTGCCGTCGGCGTCATGGTCAATCGTAGCCTCGACGCACAACGCAGAATCAATGGACGTAACCGCGCTTGGGGCTGACCTGTGAACAACGGGATACTCCCTCAAGGGCTGTCTAGCACTCCGCTTCCGTTCGGGCTATTGGGGGGAATAGTGCCGATGCCCAATTCGTATTGGCATCGAGAAGTTGCAAGTTAGCCCTCTTGCCTCCCTCTCGATAGTGGTGTACGAATGTACCCATGATCGAACACCTGCACTGCGTTGCCGCCCACGCCTGGCACGTCGGAGAGCATGAGGCCGGCCGCCGGGCCTGCGAGCGGCTGGCCCGGATGCGGCTCCCTGACAGGCTGCGGCCGATCGTCCGGAGAAACCGGACCTGGTACACCCGCACGATCGGCGAGATGGCGGCTGCCGAATACCGGCAGATCAACGTCATGCCAGCCCGTGAAGGCTGGTCGCTGTTCAATCCCACGGTTGTTCGGTACGGCGACGAGTTGCTCGTCAATGTCCGATCGTCGAACTACCGGATCGTTGACGGGCAGTACGTCCTTCCGGGGTCGGATGCGGGCGTAATCCGCACCGAGAATGTCCTGTGGGTCGTCGGAGAGTCTCTTTGCACCAACTGGGGCGCCGACTACGACAAGACGAACTGCCCTGTGGACGGATACGAGGACGTTCGGCTCAACGCAATCGGCCGCCGGCTGGTTTTCAGCGCGACGACCCGCAACATGTCGCCGCACGATGGCACCGCACGAATCGCCGTCGGAGAGCTGAGCCGCACCCCTTCCGCGGCGGTGCCGGCCGTCTGCCCGGAGACAGCCGACGGCCACCACGAAAAAAACTGGATGCCGATACTCGGAGCGGAGCGATGGGTCTACGCCTGCTCGGTGAATGGCAGGACGGCGACCGTTGAGCTGCGAGACGGGGCGTGGCACGTCACGCATCACGCCGAGGCCCCGCCGATCGCAGACGAGTTCCGCGGCGGTTCGCAGCTCGTGCCGATTGGCCGCGGGAGATGGCTGGCGGTCATCCACGAGGTCGCGGAGGACGCCGGCCGGCGGATCTACGAGCACCGGTTCGTCAAATTCAGCGAACCGGACGATTGGCGGATCGAATCCGTGTCGGAGCCGTTCGCGTTTCGCGAAACGCGGGCGATCGAGTTCTGTGCCGGGCTGGCTATCGACGGCAAGCCGGGGATGGAGGATCTGGTTGCCACGTTTGGCGCGCGAGACGAAGAGGCTTGGATGGTCCGCCTGCGGCTCGATGCGGTCCTGGAAACGCTGGAGGACGCATGGGCCTGACCGTGCCGTACCGGCTCCACGATGACGTGGCGACCGCCCTGCGATCCAACTGGCGGGATAACGATTGGTTCTGCTGCGACTCGGGCGTGATCCGGCACTACGCATTCAAGGCCGCCGTGGTCGCGGCCGCTGCGCCCCGGAGCGGAATCGAGATCGGCACCCGCTGCGGGTATTCGTTGCTCGCCTTCTACACGGCAATTCCGACGTGTAGCTGGCTGTGTATCGACGGGGCAACGGACGACGATTCTCTCGAGTGCCTCGCCCACGCCAAGAGGCTCATTGACAACTGCCCTCTGAAAGCCTCGCTGATCGTGGTTGACTCCCACGCGGTCCGGTCGCTGCCGCAAGCGGATTTCGCCCACGTTGACGGCGACCACAGTTTCGCCGGGGCGCTGGCCGACCTGCGGCTCGTCCAGCACTGCAAGGTGATCTTGGCGGACGACTACGACAACCCGGAGGTCCGCCGGGCCGTCGGCGTGTTCGTCGAGGAGGCGAACAGGGCCATCGAGGTCTACGACGACGGTCTGCGGAAGGGGGCGGTCTTGACATGAGGGTGGCAATCTACGCCTTGGCGAAAAACGAGGCCCAAAACGTCGAGGATTGGGCCAGGTCTACGAGGTTCGCTGACTGCCGCGTGGTGACAGACACCGGCTCCACCGACGGAACGGTTGAGAAGCTCGAAAAGGCGGGCGTCACCGTGAGGTCTGGCGCGCCGACGCCGTGGAGATGGGACGATGCCCACAATCTCTCGCTGATGCACGTTCCGGCCGACGTGGACGTGGCGATTCGCCTGGACATGGACGAGGTTCTGGACCCCGGCTGGCGTGAGGCCCTGGAGGCCGCCTGGGTCGAGGGCACGACCAAGCTCCGCTACTGGTACTGGTGGTCGGACCAAATCCGGTTTCTTTGCGACCGCGTCCACTCCCGGGACGGCTACCGGTGGGTTGGGCCCACGCATGAGGGTCTGGTTCGCTGGTCCGGGTACGAGCGGGAGGCCAGGTCGGAGCAGTTCGTGATTCGGCACCACAGGCAGCCAGGGAAGTCGCACAAGAGCGACCTGACGCTCCTGCGGCGAGCCGTGGAGGAATACCCTCTGGACGCCCGGATGCACTGGTATCTCGCCCGGGAGCTGGACTACGCGGGCGATCCAGCGGCCGCGGAAGTATTTCGCAAGTACCTGCAGCTCGCCGGCGGCACGCAACACGAGCGATCCTACGCCTACCGTGCGCTGGCTCGCTGGGAGCCGGAGCGGAGCACCAGGCGGCTCCTCCAGGCGGTGATCGAGAGCCCGTGCGAGCCGGAGGCATTCTTGGCCCTCGCCGAGCGCGCCTACTCCATGTCGGACGACGTGGCGGCCCTCTACTACGCCAGGCAGGCGATTGCCTGCCACCGGGACAACCAGACGCATACGAGCGATCCGCGGGCCTACGGTGAGGCCGCGGCGGACATGGCGGCCTCGGCCGCATTCCGCCTCGGGCGGTTCGAGGAAGCCGCCGAGCACGCCGAGCGCGCCGCCGAACGGTCCCCGGGCGACAAGCGGCTCACGGCCAACGCCGCGCGACTTGCGACAATGAGAGATGAGCCAGGCCCGAAACCTTGGTGACCACATGGACTCCATCGAAATCCGCATCGCCGACGCTTTGGCCGCCTCCCTGCGGGCGGCGACATTCTCCGGG